TAAAGACGGTTACTTTGCAGGAGATGTGATTGCGAACAACATTGCATCTACTAGCTACAATTCAGACATCATTCCAGACACCGACGACGCCTACGATTTAGGTAGCGTAACGAACGAGTGGAAAGATTTGTACATCGACGGTGTAGCAAACATTGATAGCCTTGTTGCAGATACCGCTGACATCGATGCAGGTACAATAGATGGTGCAGTAATCGGCGGGACAACCGCTGCTGCAGGTACCTTTACGGACTTGACTGCAACTGGAAACACAGTTCTTGGGGATGCGGCAACCGACACAGTTACTATTACTGCTGACGTAGCCTCTGACATCATTCCTTCTGCTGATGATACCTATGACTTGGGTGCAAGCGGTTCGGAATGGAAAGATATCTATATTGATGGTGTAGCCTACGTTGACAGCATTGCGATGCCAACAACTACCGTCACAGATATTCTAGATGAAGATACCATGTCTTCTGATAGTGCTACTGCGCTGGCTACACAACAGTCAATCAAGGCTTACGTAGATTCTCAAATTACTTCGAACAACGAACTTGACGAACTTACAGATGTAACCATTACAACTGTAACTGACAATGAGGTTCTTGCTTACGATAGCACCAGCAGCGAGTGGATTAACCAAACACCTGCAGAGGCTGGTTTGGTATCACTTACAGGCACAGAAACACTTACAAACAAGACACTTACTAGTGCGGTTCTAGATACGGGTGTTAGCGGTACCGCAATCCTTGATGAAGACAACATGGCGTCTGATTCTGCAACCCAGCTTGCAACTCAGCAATCCATTAAAGCTTACGTTGACTCTCAGGTAGGCGGTGTGTCGTCTGACCTAGTAAACGATACAACTCCACAGCTTGGCGGTGATTTAGACACCAATGGTAACAGCATTGTACTGCCCGATAGTTCAGGTACAGCAGACCGAATTAAACTTGGTGATACGACTGATACAAGCATTTATCATCAAGGTACTACAACCTTTATTCAAACAACGACAGGTAACACTACCGTCATTGATACTGCATCTCTAGCTGTTAAGTTTGGCGCAGAGTTTGCTGCTACGTTCACAGGCAATAGTTCTGTAGATTTATACTACGATGACAGCAAGAAGTTTGAAACTACCGCAGATGGTATTACTGTAACAGGTAAAATTGTAGTTGATGAGTTAGACGTTGATAACATTAACATCAACGGCAATACTATTTCCAGCACAGATACCAATGGAAATATTACTTTAGACACCAATGGTACAGGAAATGTGTTGCTAAACAGCGACGAGGTTCTGTTCTACGACACTTCAGGAACAACACGGACTGCCGTAGTATCTCCCGGTAGTACCATGAACTTTCAGCTTTATGACAGCACAGGCACGGTTCGCGTATTTGCTGTCAATGGTAGTAGTAACGAATTTCATCGTAGCGTCTACATACAAGACCAAAGAAGTCTGGGTTTTAAAGAGGATTCAGCAAACGGCACTAATTACGTAGCTTTCCAAGCACCTGCATCTATTGCTGCCAACGTAACGTGGACATTACCAGATGCAGATGGAACAGCAGGTCAGTTCCTGCAAACCAACGGTTCAGGAACTTTGACTTGGGCAGACGAAGCAGACAGTTCAGCACTGGCTTTCGCGATTGCACTGGGATAAGTGTTGACAAACCGATAAAATTACTCTATAATATATCCGAAGAGGGATAAACATGGCAAACGCTTTTTTATCAGAAACAGATACGGCAGTTGGAACGTCTCCCGCGACTATTCTGACTTGTGGTGCATCGACACAAACAACCGTCATCGGGTTGAGTATCTCTAACATTGTTACATCACAGATTCTTGTAGACGTGCAGCTTGATGCTTCAACACGTACGTCTGGCGCAGAAGATAATGTGTACCTTGTTAAATCTGCTCCAATCCCCGTTGGCGGTTCTTTGATTGTGGTGGGTGGTGACCAGAAAGTGGTTATGGAACCCGGCGATACCATCAAGGTAACGTCTGACACTGCTTCATCTGCTGACGTGGTTCTGAGCCATCTCGACATCACATAAGGGGATAACGTATGGCTTATCTTGGTAATCCACCTGCAGTAGCATACTCAACAGTATCCTATCAGGATTTGACTGGCGGAACTGGCACCAGTTTTACGCTGGATTATGCTGCTGGTTCTGCACAAGACATTGAAGTGTTCGTAAACAATGTTCGCCAAGAACCCGGTGTAGCTTATACTGTGGCTGGCACTGCATTGACCATGACAGGCAGCATTGTAGCCACAGACGACTTTTATGTAGTGTTTCAAAGCAAAGCCCAGCAGACTGTAACTCCGGGTGCAGGTACAATTACACAGGCAATGCTGTCACCTAGCCTGTCTCTTGGCGCAGGTTATTTTCAAGGTGAGAATGGTGCGACAGGTGACACAACGAATGGTAAAGGCGACATCTTCCGTGTTCACGAACAGCAGCTTGATACGGATGTGACCATCGGCGCAACCGACAATGCTTTGTGCGCTGGTCCATTGACAATCGCAACAGGGGTAACACTGACGGTAACATCCGGCGGTAATCTGGTGATAGCATGAGCGAGTTAAGAGCAGACACAATCACAGCAAGTGATGGCACCAGTCCAGTCACGCTTACGAAGCAGAGTGCGGCGAAGGCGTGGGTTAGTTTTAACGGCACTGGAACACTAGCGGTTATTGGCAGTTTTAATCAGAGTTCAATGACAGACAATGGCACTGGTGACTACTCATTGACAGTAAGCAATGCAATGAACGATGCAAATTATTCGGTTCAAGTATCTAATTCAACTTACGCAACAACTTATGCTGGTTGGGCATCTACACATAGAAATGGTGGAACTGGCGCATTTGTTGCCCCCACAACAACTGTTACCAGAATGAATACAATGTCAGATGCAAATACTTCAGCACAAGATGGACAACGTGCAGAAATTGGTATTCACGGAGACTTAGCATGAGTGAGATAAAAGTAGATACCCTCACTGGCAAGACCACCGCCAACGACATCACCGTGACTGTTGGTGCTACTGCTACTGCAAAGTTAGAACAGGGGTTAGCAAAGTGTTGGTTTAATTATGACCAAGATGCCCCAGCAGTTGATGATAGTTTTAACATTACAAGTATTACGGATGTTGGTACTGGGCAATTTGACCCGCAGTGGAACAACAATTTTTCAAATGTTAATTATGCTTGTACTGGGATGGGTCCAGAAACTTTGTACGTCACTCAGGATGATGGTCACGGAGAAACTGTTCTTACCACAACAGCAGACTGTGGAATGAGAATGATACAGTATACTGGTTCTTATGTAGACGCTGAACAAACTATGGTTGTAGCACACGGAGACTTAGCGTAATGGCAGGTAAAATTGTAGCAGATACGCTGGAACACAGCACCGCTGGGTCAATCGCCACGAACTATGTTGTTGAGGGTAGTGCGAAGGTTTGGACAACTTTCAATGGTCAGAGTGCCACAATCACCACGACAGACAGTTTCAACGAAAGCAGTTTGACTGATACAGGAACAGGAAGATACGCCGTAAATTTCACCAATAATATGGGCAACACTGGGTATGCAATTACAGGTGCTTTGGGTTCTTCTGATGCAAGTTATGGTGCAGGTTGGTTCAACACAGGTAACGCACACTCATCTTTTGGTCACACTGTTTCTAACACAACGTCATCACATAGAATATCACAAGCACACGCAGTGACTTCTGGTAATATTGACTATACTGATGTTCATTCTGTTGTTCACGGAGACCTCGCATAATGCAGACACCAAAATTTCAAGGCACCCACCTGTTTGACCGCCTATGCTGGGCAAAAGAAAACCTAGACGGTGTGCAGTCAGACTATCGTGTGGTCTATGAGGACAGCATTGATGAGTGCGCCAAGATACTTGTGCCTGACCCTAACTGGATGGCGTGTGCGCTACAGGGCGGCATCCTGCCACCTGTGTGGGTCTATTGGGAACTGGCAAAGGACGAAGCACAACCTGACTTCAAGAAACATACACGCGGCTACCTGTTGCACGAGACAGAACCAATGCCAGCGATGACTGAAGAAGAAGCAATTGAATACCTAATTCAGAAGGATGTGCCACAGCACGTCTGGCAGAATTGGGATGAGGGCAACCGCCCGAAAATGGTAATCTGCCGCAAGGAACAGTTACCACAAACACGGGAATGGCGCAACGCATGGCGCATTTCTGATGATTTAGAACTAGCAGCATAAGGAGTAAATCATGGCTGTAACAACATATATTGTTGACAAGGACGGTAATCAGATTGATGCCTCAACTGCTACTGTTCCTGCCAACAGAGACTTCCGGGGAGCATGGTCGCTTTCTGGCACTGTAATTAGTGAAGACCTGACCAAAGCAAAAGAAATCTTCAAGGACAAAATCCGTGAAGTACGCAAGCCACTGCTTGAAGCAGAAGACGTAATATACATGAAGGCACTGGAAGCTGATGATGCAACTGCAAAGGCGGCATCTGTAGCAACTAAAACTGCCCTTCGTGATGCAACAGACGATACTGCTATTGCCAACGCAACTGACATTGCTGGCTTGAAAGCAGCTTGGGATGAAGACGTGCTGGGTGATAGCCCATACGCATAAGAGGTAGCCAATGGCACTTTCTAAAATTAAAACAGCTTCAGTAGCTTCTGGTGCAATAGACACTACTCAGCTTGCGGCTGATGCTGTAGATAATACTATTCTTGACCTTACTGATGATTTTGCGTTTACTGGTACGGTAAGTGGTGCTGGTGAAATCACTGCATCTACAACTGTTCCATCAGAAGGTGGTGCTGCTACAACTAATGTTGTGCAGGGGTTGGCAAAGGCTTGGTTTCAATTT